CGCGCCATTGATAAGGCCACCCGTGAACTGAAAGAAGAGAACCGCAAGCTCGCCGACCGTCTAGCGGCCCTCGAAGGCAAGAAAACGGCGGCAGAAGAGCCGAAGATCAAGGTTCCGAAGCGTGAAGACTTCAAAACCGACGCTGAGTTCGACGAAGCGATGTTCGACTATCGCTACCAGGTGCGCCGGGCGAAGGAAGCCACTGCCGACGCACAAAAAGCCGAACAGGCGCGCCTTAAAGAGAATTTCGAAAATTATCAGTCTGCGGTCGCCGACTTCAAAGACGATCACGACGACTGGGATGAGGTTGTGAACCAATCGATTCCGATCCACGATTCTGTTTATCTGGCGGTGCTCGAACTGGAGAACGGACCCGACGTAACCTACTATCTCGGGAAACACCCAGACTATGCCCGCCGGCTCGCGGAAATGAGCCCACTCTCCGCTGCTATGGAAGTTGGTCGCCTCTCGACGAGGCTGAAGACTGGCGCGCCCGACACAAGCGCAGCTAACAGCGAAGTCAAACCGAAACCCAAGATGCGACTCCCGGAACCGGTCAAGCCGGTCAGTACCGCAGCTACTTCTTCCACCGTGACGTCGGCTGAAGCCGCCACAAAGAAGGATTACAAGGCCTTCAAGGCAGCCCAGCGCGCCGGTCGGTGATTTAGGAGCCCACTTTGGCAAACCAGATCCTTACCAACCAGGAGATCAGCTTCAAGAACCTCATGGTTCTCGAAAACTCGATCTCCTTTACCAAAAAAGTCGTCCGTCGTTATGACGACAAGTTCGGCCGCGCCGGTGCGAAAATCGGCTACATCCTCAACATTCGCAAGCCCGCGCGTTCCGTTTCAACTGCTGGACAAGGCATCCAGCTGCAAGATTACATTGAGCGTTCAACTCCGTTGGTACTCAACAAGCAGTATCAGCAGGCTTGTGCGTTCACTTCGAGTGATCTCAGGCTTTCTCTCGACGACTTTACCAATCGCGTGACCAAACCGAAGATCGTGCAGCTCGCGAACGACATCGACTACGACGGCCTGCAGCAGTTCGTCAACGTGCCGGCAGAGGTTGGGACACCCGGAACGGTCCCCAACACCCCGGACACGTATCTGAATGCCCTGCAGATCCTCGCCGACGAAGGTTTCCCGATCGATGATGAAGAGGGACTCTCGGTTCACATCTCGCCGCGTATGCAGCGCGCGATCTTCCCTGCCCTGCAAGGCTTGGTAGCAACTGGCGCCGGCACTTCGACGTTCGCTTTCCTCCGCAACCTCGCGAAAGGCGAAGGCGGCCAGGAAGATTACTTCAAAGGGTTGGTAGCGAAAGGCCTAGGCTTTGATTGGTTTATGTCGCAAAACGTTCCGACCTTCACCACCGGCGCTTATTCTGGCACCGCGGTGGCGATTGTCAGCTCCGCCGGACAGACGGGCAGCTCGATCGCCACTTCGACCTGGGGCGTGAACAACACCCAAGTGTTGAACCAGGGCGACATCGTGTTTTTCTCTGGCGTCCACCGTATCAATCCTCTAACTCGGCAATCGACGGGTGACCTACGCCCCTTCGTGGTGCTCGCGCCAGTCACGACCAGCGGCACCGGAACCGCGAATATCCCGATTGCCTGCGTTGACGGCGACGGAATCACGGTTGCGGGACCTTACCAGACCGTGGATCAATCCCCGGCATTAAGCGCGCCGGTGACGGCGCAAGGCGCGAACTCGACCACTTCCTATCGTGGCATTGCGTTCCATCCGGAGGCTTTCTGCTTCGGTTGCGCCGATCTGGAGATGTACGACAACCAGCACATCATGGAGATGGCGGCCGACAAAGAACTCGGCCTCGCGATCCGCATGTGGGCCATGCCGGACATCAACACCGACCGGTTGCTGATGCGGTTGGACGTGCTTGGGGGCTGGTTGACGATGTATCCACAGGGCGCAGTGCGCGTTACCAGCTAAGACCAGTTTCAAAATTCCAAGAGAAAAGAGAACCAACACACCATGAAAAGAAAAGTTGCTGTATTTCTCGTTCTTCTGGCGGGTCTGGCTGGCTTCGCAACGGCGCAGCAGGGCCAAGCCAACCTCACCCAAACCACTCTCGCAGGGGCGGTGACCGGTCCTTCCGGTTACAGTGGGACTACCCCAACCCTGCAGACTTACATCTGCCTTGCCTCGGTGACTGGCATCTCGACGCCAATTCTGCCGGGAACTCCGGTCAGTGTGATCTTCGTTGATCGCGAGGCGATGGGAGTTTTCAACGTCTCGACCTCGACCAGTTGCGTGACCGTCAACCGCGGCTATCTGGGAACACAGGCTTCGCCCCACCTGAACGGCGATATGGTGTTGATCTCGAACCTCTACAACACCACCGCCGTGACGGGCGGAAACCCGCTGCCCAGCGGCTTCTACAACGTCGATCCTCCGCAAAACGGAACCTGTAATGCGGGTGTGCCGACGATCCCCTGGGTGAATGTTTCGACCGGGGCGCAATGGCTCTGCTCGACCATCACCGGCAGTTGGGTCCCGGGTTGGAACAATCCCTTGTCGTATGTTTCGCCCGTCCCGACCACCGCCGTGGCGTCAGCCACGACCATCACTCCGAGCGGCCCGTTCTTCCACTTAACGGGCACGACTCCGGTGACGACCATCACTCAGCCTATCGGCTGTAATGCAACTGGCGTGGGTTACTGCTCGTTTACGATCATTGCGGACACTGGAACATCTTCGATGCTCGCGACGGGTGGAAATCTCGAAATCGGCGCGGCGATCACTACGTTGACTGGCAACCAGTACACGTTTCTCTGGGACGCTAAAAACAGCAAGTGGGTAGTGCGGTAAAAAGCAATCGCTTCGGGCGTTGAGCGCATCAGCGCCCACATTTCTCAGACAAAGGAAAAAATAAAATGGCACTCGACGGCAAAGACAAGATCACGCCCACCCCATTCGACGCACACGAGCAGATTGTGCGCGGACCGCACACCCACTCCCTGAAAGACGGCTACCAGAAAGTGAAGGAAGTCGCTAAAGAAACAGTGGCCGCAGTGGTTGAAGCGGTCGGAGAAGTAGCGAAGAGCGAGTAAGCTCTTTTCCTAAAATTAGTTCATCTGCTACCCCTCAAAAAAGGAGAATTCCGCAATGTCCAGCACCGGCAATTTCAATATGGACGACCCCGCGAAGCAGGAAGCGATCCGCCGCGGGCCGCACGAGTACATCGCGACCGCGGGCAAGCATGGCACTTACGTCCCCCGACCATTCAAGCAGCAGGAATATCCGAAGATGATGGGCAAGCAGCCTGCTCCTCAGCTCAAAGATTTCCTCTCGCAGAACGGCGTTGATATTCCGAGGGACGTAGCTCTCGCCAATTACCAGGCAGCCGTGAGGGCGTGGGACGATTATATGACCTCGACCGTCGTCCACAACAAGGCCGAAGAAGCGAACTGGCTCAAGCAAAACGTGTAAGAAGCCGGGCGGCAAGCACCGGCACAGCTAAATTTTAACCCATGCCCGCTCTAACCCCATCGAACACCCTCTCGCGTTCTGCGACCGACTTCATCAAGTCGGCGCTGCGCCTGGTGGGTGCGTTGCGTTCCGGCCTCAATCTTTCCGCGGCCGAACTCACCGACTGCCAAACCGTGCTCAACGACATGCTCGATGCCTTCTCCGCCGAGCGCATCATGATCCCCTGCACGGTGATTCAGACGCTCGACCAGAATCAGAACACTCTCAGCCTGGTCGCCAATCAGCAGTCCTATCTTCTCGGCAACGTCAACCAAACGGAAGATTTTCTCTTGGCGCGTCCCGCGCGCGTGGAGCGTGTCTCCATCCTGTACTCCGCCAGCCAATCGACCCCGGTTGAGTTGCCGATGGAGATGCTCGACGACGTGAAATGGCAGGGGATCGCCAACAAATCTGTCACCTCGATTTTGCCGCAGAGCTGCTTCGTCGATTCGTCGATGGACGTTTTTCCGGACATGAAGCTTTATTTCTGGCCCGTCCCGACGCAAACGAATCCCGTGATTCTCTACTTGTGGCAGGCGCTGCAGCAGTTCCCCGACCTGCAATCGAAGTTCTTCTTTCCGCCTGCCTACGCCGAGATGCTGCGCTACCAGTTGGCAGTTCGTCTCGCGGCGGAATTCCCCTGCGACCTGAAAAAGTTTCAACTGGTCGAAAAACTCGCGGACAATGCGAAGTCGCGTGTGGCCGGGATTAACGTTCATCCTCTCGAAGCCGTATGTGACGAGGCCATCGTCGGCGGCAATGGGAAGACGGGCAATATCTTCACCGGTTCCAGCAATCGTTCTCAGCGTTACTAATTCATGCGTTTCGGTTTCGTCGGTCCCGCATATCAAAGCCCCAGCCCGCTCGCGGATAACGAGCAGTTGATTAACTGGCGTCCGCAGCGGACGGAATCTCCGAATGCGCGTGTTGCCTACGTGCTTTTGCCGACCTCGGGGCTTTCGCTTTTCGCGACGCTCATTGGTCCGAATGTACGCGGTTTTTGCTTCGTCAGCGGCCGACTCTTCGCCGTATCCGGCACGCATCTCTACGAGTTGACCGCGACGGGGAAGGTGATCGACTATGGCGGCGCCGGCGCCCTGAACAACAACATCGTGGACGATGGGCTGCCGGCCACCATGACCTCGGGCGGCACGGTGGGCGGCGTAGTGCTCGGAAACGTCCAGCGCATTACGAACGCTGCGATTACAAGCCCGACGACTGCGCAGATCACCGTTCCCTCAAATGCCGGGTTTACGGTGAATGCGAATGCCGTGATCGCCGGGATCACGAATCCGAACTTCACGCAGTTGATCGGGACCTGGCAGGTTGCCTCCCTCGCGGGGACGACGCTTGTCAACCTTACAACTTCCGGCTTGACCGTAGAACCTTCTACCGCGCTTGCCGCCGGCACTGCCACGCCGAGCCTCACCCAAGCCGGAGCCTACCCCTCGCAAATATTGATTGCCTCCGGGGGCGCCCTCACGGTTTTCTCTCTCACTTCGAATGCCTACCAGCCGATCACCACCCCGCCGACCCAAGTCTTGATGGTCGATTTTCTTGATGGTTTCTTTGTGGCTCTGAGCGCCGGCAACACGTGGAGCGTCTCGAATCCCGAAGATGCAACCACCTGGCCGGGGATCTCGGTGGCGCAGGTCTCGGTGTTCTCCGACCAAATTACCGGTCTCATTGCCTCGAATCGTCTACTCTGGCTCTTCGGCGCAAAACGCGCCGTTGGTTATTACAACTCGGGCGCTGCGCTCTTTCCTTTTGACGTCGCTTCGGGTGCCTTCATGGAAGTGGGGTTGACCGCGCAATATTCGCTTGCCCGCGTGGCCACCCACAGCGGCACTACAATTATGTGGCTGGGCGGCGATGAACGCGGGCAAGCTGTGGTTTACGCCGCCAATGGTTTCATCCCGCAACGTGTTTCCGACAGCGGGTTTGAATACTGGATGTCGCAGCAGACGGTCATCGCCGATGCCATCGGAATGGCGCGCCAGGAAGAAGGGCAAAACTTTTACGATCTTTACTTCCCGACCGCGAACGCGACTTGGACGCTGGACGTGGACCTCGGGTGGTGGCACCGCCGCAGTTCGCTTGCGAATGGCGTCCAGGGAGCTCATCTCGGCCGCTGCCATGTAAACGCTTTTGGTTTTCACCTGGTTGGCGATCGCACCTCGGGGAACGTCTATCAACTCAGCACCAAATTTTTAACCGACAATGGCGCGCCGATCGTCAGAATGCGAGTCGGTCCCACCATCTCGAACGAAGGCGGCCAGATTCCTGTACCGATCAACGAATTCCAAGTAGACTTCGAAACCGGCATGGGTCCGCAACCGCCGCTCACAGACGCTGTCGGCAATCCCCGCGACCCGATCGCCATGTTTTCCTACTCCGAAGATTTCGGAAAAACTTTCACTGCAGAGCGTGAGATCCCTTGCGGGCAGGCAGGCAATTTCAAAGTTGTTGCTATCGATCGCCGCTTGGGGAGCTGGCGTAGCTTCACCCCGAAAGTCACGGTGAGCGATCCGATTCTCTGGCGCATTGCTGATGCCTACGTGAACGGGACCGAGGATCAGCAGGAGAGGCTCGCCAAAGTGTTTGCCAAGATGACTTAGCATGTCCCGCCAACTCTTAGAAACGCTGGTGCCGAGCGTCTGGGACAGCCAGAAACCGGGTACAAATTCCGGTCAAAGCCGCGTCCGCTGGTTGCAGGGCCTAACCGATCTTCTGAATCGTCCAGTGACGAATCGCCAGGCGGCGATGACCTCGACGGCCGTGATTGCTGCGAGTGGAAGCGTGCAGTCGAGCGGAGTTGGCACCGCGCAGCAACTACCGAAACGGTATGCCGAATTTACGGTCAAGGCTAGGGTCACTTTCAATGTCAACTCGACCGGCCCTGTCTACGTCTATGTCTACCGCACCACCGGCGCCATCCCAGCGAACGGAGCCGCGCCGAACGCGGGAGACGTAATTGTGGGCGGGGACGCTTTTGCCGGTGGTCCGATGACCTCGGGAGTCAACCAATCGGCGGCATTCTCGTTTCTCGACACCGGGCTCAGTGTGACTCAGAAGTACAGCTATTACCTGGCAGTGAAGGCACCAAACGGCAACACTTTTAACCTCGTGAACAGTTCACAATTGTTGGTGATGGAGCGCAGTTAATGGCAACCATCGTTTCCGGGCTGCCTCGTTCCGGCACGTCGCTCGTGATGCAGATGCTTCAGGCTGGCGGCTTTCCGATTCTCGCAGACGAGGTGCGTAAGGCAGACACCGATAATCCCAAAGGCTATCTCGAATGGGAACCGATCAAGCAGCTGCCGGAAAATCCCTGGGTGATTGGAGCCGCCGAGGGCAAGGCGGTGAAGGTCTTTTCGCCCTGGCTCTCATTTCTGCCGCCGGATCGCCACTATCACGTTCTTTTCATCGAACGGTTGATTCCCGAGGTTATTCAGTCGCAGAATGCCATGCTGCGGAGAACTGGCGATGTTACTCCGATCAGCGAAGAGACTTTGGAGCGGCATTCTCTTGACGTCCATCGTTGGCTTGACTGCCAGCTCAACATGCGAACTTTATATCTCGACTATTATCGCGTGCTGCGGGATCCCAAACTGGTTGCGAAAGAGATTGCCGTGTTTCTCGTGATGCCGCTCGACCTCGAAGAGATGGTTTCCGTGGTCGATCTAAAGCTCTACCGCCACCGCGCAAAGTTAGCCCATGCCTGATCTATTGCAGGAGCGATTCTGTCAGCTGATCGATCGCCATGTGGGCTTTGAGCGGTTTGACGCGAAGCGGGCGCGGCTCCTGCCGAAGAAAACTTACGTTGCGATCCACGGGAAGTACGTGCTTTTGGGATTCAGTGAAACCAGCGAAGCCGAAGAATTCTTTCGCGCCGCGGTAGACCGAACTTCATAACCTCATGCCAGCCTTTTTAGGAATTGGAGCGGCTGTTGGTGGTCTCGGCAGCATCTTCGGTGGTCTGTTTGGAGCGAACGCTTCTCAGGAAGCCGCCCAGCAGTATGAACAGGCTCTTCAGCAAGCGGAAAACTACCTCCAGGGCCAGGAGACGCAAGGCCTTGCGAACTACCAGCCCTACCTCAATGCGGGGCAGGGGGCGACAAACACCCTCGCCAGTCTGCTGGGAACCCCCGGCCAAGGCCTCTTAACCCCGTGGACGCAGCAATTTCAAGCTCCGACCGCCGCGCAAGCCGCGCAGACCCCCGGCTATCAGTTTCAACTCCAGCAGGGCGAAAACGCGATGCAAAACTCCGCGGCGGGCCAAGGCAGCCTACTTACGGGGCGCACCCTCGCCAACCTGAACAATTACGCTCAGGGCGCGGCCTCGACCAACTATCAGAACACCTTCAACAATGCCCTGACCCAGTACGGCACGGCCTACCAGTCTTTCCTGAACAACCAGCAAAACCAGTACGGAATGCTCAGCGGGCTCTCAGGAGAGGGTTTAAACGCTGCAGGGAATGCCGGGAACTTCATGTCGGGCATGGGCGGCGACATCGCTTCTCTGATGGGTCAGAAAGGCGCAGCGCAGGCCCAAGGCACGATCGGAGCGGCCAACGCCTATGGATCCATCCTGCCGGGAATCGCAAATTCTCTTAGCGGCTATGGCATGTTGAGCATGTTGAACGGAATGGGTGGCGGGGGTGGCTATGGGGGCGGCTATGGAGGGATGGGCGGCGAGCTTCCCGGCGGCGGCTGGCCTTCGACGATGGAGGAAGCCTGGTAAGAACCTGACATGATGCCACTCAACTCACTGATGGGCGGGAGGATGCCGGTCTCAAACCCTATACTCGCGCGCCCTATGCCCGGCAGCGGCTTTCCGATCCAGAATCCTGTGATCCAGCGCCCGATGCCTGGTGGTCCGACCGGGATGCCGGGGAGTGGGATGCCGATTCAGAATCCCATAGCCTACCGTCCGATGCCGACCGGTCCCACTGCTATGCCCGGGGGCGGGGGTTTCCAAGGCTTTGCGGGGATGATGGGAGCTCCGCATCTCTTTGGCGGCCAGCAGATGCCGCTTCGCGCTTTGATGGGGTAATCAAACTATGCCTTTACAACTCCCGGCGATGCCGAATTTCAATACCACCGTTCCCCAGCAGATGCAGGGGATTCAGTCGCCACTGGAGCAATACGGCAAGATGCTCCAGCTCAAGGCGCTCTCTGGCCAGATTCAGCAGCAGCAGCAGATGCAGCCCTTACAGGTGGAGCAGGCGCAACAGCAAAACCAGCAACGGCAGATGGAAATCGATTCCGAGAAGAACATGCTGAAACTGATGGCGAGCGGCGACCTCTTGGAACAGATTGATGGTCAGCCGCATTCCACGGCGATCACGGGAACGACGACTCCACCAGGGATTCCCGAGACCTTGCCCTTTGATCCCCGAAAGATGCTGCAGCTCATGGCCAGCAAACAGATTCTGCCGAAGGATGCGTTCGGGCTCATAACACCGATGGTTGATCTCGCCTCCAAGCAGTCGGAAATGGCGAAGAACTGGGGCGCGGCGACGAAAGATCAATTCGATCTCTTTCAGAAGACGCATGAGACAGCCGCCAATGGACTCGCTCCGTTCTTGAAAATGCCGGTGGATAAGGCCGGTCCCGCGCTCGCCGCATGGCAGCAAGAGCTACTAAAAAATCCTCCGCCCGGAATGGACCCTGGCGACGTGAACTATCTGGGACACATGCCACTGGATGAGCTTCCCCCCGCCGTCACGAAGATGGGGATGGCGGCGGCGATCACCAAGTTCAACACTGAGCAAGCGGAATCGCAGGCAGCACAACAGAAAGTCATCAACCCGAAAACGGGAATGTCAGCGGAGGGTCAACAGAAAGTCGAGCAGGACATTGCGCTCGCAACAAATCCGCAGGTACAGCAAGGGAAAGAAGCTGTGGCCAAAGCGGAAGGCGCGGCCAAAGCACAGATCGAGCTGGCGATGGAGCCGCTGCGCTTGCAGATTCAACAGACGTTCCAAGACCAGAAAGATGCTCGCGACAAAATTGAGACCAGTGTTCTGAAACCCTTCCAGGACAAGATGACCGACGTGACCATGGCGCGAAATGCGATCGCGC